GGCCTCAACTGTCCGTCATAACAGGGCCCGGGGAAAACATTCGATTTCCGGTATGTCATCAATGGTATTCAACATGCTTGATAACGGGTGGGAAGATGCTGCCATTTGTAATGAACTTGGTATGGAGCCAGAAGAATTGTTAAAGCTTAAACACATTACCGGGTTCAGCAAGCTTTTCAAGAACACAGAATATTCCCGTTCATGGGTAACCAAACACCAGATTCTTATACAGAAAGAGTTCGCGAATGAAAAACAAGAGTAAGATATTTCCTAATGAACCCGCAAAGAGAGATACCCCCGGGCGTCCACCCGCTGAGATCGATTGGAAAAAGGTTGACCAGTATCTTCAGGCACAATGTAATGGTACTAATATTGCCGGAATCTTTGGTATTCACCCGCAAACACTTTATGATAAGGTAGTTGAACGATATAAAGACCAATATCATATTTCTAATTTTACTGAGTACCAGAAGATAAAAAGGGCCGAAGGATTAGAACTATTACGTGCCAAGCAGTTTGATATGATGATGGCGGGTAATACTACCATGGCGATATGGCTCGGGAAACAGTTACTCGGACAGAAAGATCAGGTTGAAACAACACTATTAGTTCCACAGGTTAAACTTTTACCTCATACTGCAGAAGATGAAAAGCAAATATCGGAAGCATTAGATATATTAGAGAATGAAACTGACACCGGTATTCACGAAGAATCTCAAGGCAGTAACGAGTAAGAAAAGGTTTATCATCAATCAGGGGGGAACTTCATCATCCAAGACCTATTCGATCTTACAGCTTCTAATCATTATATGCCTCAAAAGGAAAAATCTGATTATTTCAATTGTTGCTGAAACTTACCCGCACCTGAAACGTGGCGCCATGAGGGACTTCTATCAGATACTAATGGCAGAAGGATTATATCATCCGGCCCACCACAACAAAACAGACGGCTCATATCGTATTGGTTCCAATCTTATTGAATTCTTTTCCGGGGATAAAGTGGAAAGGATGAAGGGGGCAAGGCGTGACATTCTTTTTGTCAATGAGGCTTACGGAATAAAGTATGAGGTATTTGACCAGTTGGAAGTCAGGACAAAGTGGTTCTGTATCATTGACTTTAACCCGGTCAGTCAGTTTTGGGTACATGATGAAGTAATTAAGAACTCCAAGCCTGAATGTGATATTATCCTTTCAACATATATTGACAACCCATATCTTAATACCCGTATCATAGAATCTATTGAACGTCACCGGCATAATGAATATTGGTGGCGTGTTTACGGCCTTGGAATGATTGGTCAGATTGAAGGGCTCATATTCTCCAACCATCGTTACCTTGCCCCGGGGGAAGAATGGCCAACATACTTACCTTACGGCTTCGGTCTTGACTTCGGGTTCAATGCCCCGGATGCAATGGTAAAGACGGTCATTGACACAAAGAATAAAAAAATGTACTGGGATGAAAAGATTTACAAAGAGGGAAACACCCCGGCCCAACTAAAGGAACTCATAGGCTTACATTGTAACCGTAATGATCAGATCATAGCTGACTGTGCGGACGCCCGTATGATAGCAGACCTTAAATCCTTATTCAATATCAAGGGGGTTGACAAAAAGAAATGGACGGTATCAGAGGGAATCCGTATGATGCAAGACTATGAGCACATCATGACGGAAGATAGTTTGAATCTATCAAAGGAATTTAACAATTACGTTTGGAGTGACAAGAAAGCCGGTATTCCCATTGATGACTTTGATCATCTTATTGACGGGGGCCGGTATCGCTTCATGGAAACAACGGCACGCCCGGTATCACATCAGACATGGAGAGGATAAAACCAATAGACAAAGTGACCCTGAAAGATATGGTCAATAATCTTGCTTTGTATGCCGGACTTGCAGACGGATTAGTACAATTTCCCATTCCTGATTCGTTTAAGATATGCGGAAAGAGGCAAAACATTCCCTATGGCATGGAAGATTTTACCAACAATATTTGTTACGGTCAACGTCTGTTTCTCGTTGTAAGAGAGGACAATGACATAGGAAGTATACTAAGAACTATTGACGGTTATTATTACCCGCTAGTAAGTAAACAAAAATGGAATGATCAAAAAGCGTTGTTATTCGGAAAAGAAGTTCTAAATTGCAGCGTCCAAGAACTGTACCCCGTTGCTATGCACATTTTAACCTTGGTAAGTCAAATGGCAGACAGGGAAAAAACGCTGCTTTTCCGGGAACCTACTCAACTCCAAAAGGCTGCCGGGATTGAAAAACTCACCATCTTTTCAGAACTTTCAGCCGTTGATTTTCTCCGGGAATCACTCAATAAAAATGAAGAAGAAGTTATGCTGACACCTTACAACGAGTGCCTTGTAAGATTCATGTTGGCAAAGGAAACGGCCGAGTATCAGGAACGGTATTTAGCCGTTATGGAAGCGAAGAATAAACATAAACCTACCCCAAATGTTGACAACCAAGCTTAAGGCAATACTTACAACTGCCGGGTGTACCCGGGTATTCTATGAATCAAAAGAACTTGCCAATATTGTAGCAGACGGCAGTCTTAAGGAAGATATTGTCGGGATGATCTTACAGCCCACTTCAGTAAAGCTTGAAGTAAAAGCCAATGCCATTACCGAGCATTACCCGCCCCTCACAGTTGAGATTATGCAGCAAGTTAAACTGGAAGATAGTGCGGAAAATAATGAAACTATCTTTGAAGCCCTTCTGGAAATTTGCAAGGGAGTTATCCGGGGCCTGATTGAATCACAGGAGTACAAGAAAATAACATCGATTGAGGTAAGCAAGATACTTGAAACCCGGTATGACCAGAACTTTCTTGGTTGGTCTATTCCTCTGGATTTGTTCTACCTTGAAAATAAAAACGACTGCGAATGAAGCCCGACTTGAAGCCAGAAATGGAACAGCTTATTAAAGCAATTGGAAGTCGGAATATGTATTCAGGCAATAAAATCCCTACCTCTGTCCTGTCATTATTTAAGATAGAAGAAACAGACAAGAATATCGGGATATTGGTACCCTTTTGGATTAGTGTTTTACAGAAAGGCCGGGGGCCACGCAAGAGTAATGTTGATTCGGGGCTTGTCAAGATCATTTATAAGTGGATGGAAAAACATAATATGTTCAGGTCTTCCACGCCCAAAGGTAAAATGAATGAGGCCCGGTCTATTACTTGGTATATCAATAAGTACGGTAACAAGCAGTTCCGCAGCAAGACATTTATTGATATTTATGATAGTGAACGTAAGCAGACTATTGAGAAAATTGATAAAAAATTCAGCGGGGTAATTGATAAAGTAACAATGGACATATTATGAAACAGGACAAAGGTATATTTGCTTTCCTTACTTCCCGAAACATTTTTAAGCGTTCCGGGATTCATACTTTTAAGGACTCTAACTATTATGCCCGGCAACTAAAAGCCGAAGATAGAAACAGGGCTGAACACCCACATAAAAAAGCCACAAGAAAATGATAACCTTAGTCAGTTCCCCGGAAGTAGTTACCCACGTAAGCCCTGAAATAGTTTCCCGGTGGCTTGCAACTGAAAGCCCGAATAACTTTAGGTTACAAAGAGCTGACTGGCTAGTTTCAGTTTCAGAAGAAACAAGCGGAAGCCCGGCCGGATGCCTTAAGCTTACTTTATCAACGGACTTTACCGGGAATGTTGGTGATGACATTGCCTGTTACAACGCTACAACGGGCGCAATGTTAATAGGTAAGGTCGTTTCATTGGGGGCTTCTCCTGTTACTATTTTGAACACCGATATTCCCTGGGTTGCCGGGACTTCAATTTCATACATGAATGACAATACACTCCGGGGGGGTTATTACTTCGAAGGACGCTTGACCATAAATTCTATTTTACAAAGTCTTACTATTATAGCTTCCCCGGATTCTTTCGGTTATGCAGATCTTGACGTTTCAGGTATTCTTCGTATAATAACTACCTTGACAAAAACAGGTGATTATTCGGCAGACATAATTAGTGAAATAGGTAAGTCCGGGAAGTTTACTTTTGAATACCGGGAATGTTGGTATGGTAGTGATGAGAATTATACAGCCGAAGGTAATACATGGTATTATGCTGAATGTATAAGATCAGAAGAACAGGGTTCAAATCTTTATGATTATGTTGCATCAGAAGCCGGGGACGTTCCTTTCTTAAATTCATTTGAGAACCCGGTATTTTTTCAGGGCTTGCCTTTTGATCTTTCATTTATTCTCCCGGACACGGCAGCCACAGAATTGACCGTAACCATTAAACGGTATAATTCCCTTAATACTCTTTTGTCAACTACAACAAAAATTATAGCCGTTGGCACCTTGGAAGGTTATGTTAATTCATTAAATATTGACCCGGCCTCAATAGAAGATACTGCTTCATACTTAACTGTTGAAATTGCTGCAGCATGAAAATAGGCTTAACAAATAATGAACTACAAAGAGTACCAATTCGTAAGCCGATAAGTGGTTATTATTTGCGTTGGTTTTACAACGGTTGGCATTATTGGTTCTTCCTTCCCGGGAAAATTACAATGTCAACAGAGGGGGAAAAATACCGGACGCTTGGAACCCGAAAATTAACTATGTCAACCGGGCAAGTTAGTCTACCAGAATCTATGGCCATAAGAACTATTTTTAATGCCCGGGAAGTTTCTCAATATACAGATAACGGATGGGCCCCGATAAGAATTGAGCCAAGTAATCCAGTAATAAAAGGGAATATTGTTACCGGGTATGAATTTGATTTTACTGCAATAGTTGGTAATAGGGCAGCAAGTAAATCAGGTTATAGTCCTGTTACTGTAGTCCCAATAATACCCCCGGCAGAGCAATGCGAAACGATAATTGGAAGCCAAATTTGGATGTGTAAGAATTGGGATGGGGCATTCCCGGGTAGTAAAGTTTATAATAATAATGAGGTTAACAGATCAATTTACGGAGGCCTTTACACTTATAGTCAGGTAATGTCACCGGGCTTTTGTCCTATTGGTTGGCACGTACCTACAATAGCAGAGTGGCGCACATTAATAGATTATGTTGGGGGGCTATCTATAGCCGGGGGAAAACTAAAACAGGCCGGACTAACACATTGGGAAACCCCCAATACAGATGCAGACAACGCCTTTGATTTTACCGCACTTGGCGCAGGATGTTGGTTTATATTAATAAATCCCGACTGGTCTGTTAGCGTGGTGTTTTCTAAACTTAACCAATACACATATTTCTGGGCTGCCTCTCCGGAAGGAACACAAGAGGTTTATTGCATGGCTTTTGATACGGGTGAACTTTTAGAACTTCCTTTTGTCCCTGCAACTGTACCGGCTTATACTCCATACTTTTCAGTTCGTCTAATAAAAGACGCCCCGGCATTAGAAGGTGAACCATCAGGATTAACAGCCGTTGCGTATTCCGCAACTGAAATGTTATTAAACTGGATAAGAAACACAACTGATGAAACGGGCTTTAGAATAGAACGAAGCAATAACGGGGGAACTACTTTCACACAAATTGGAACCGTTGGCGCAGGGGTAACTACATTTATAGATAATAATGGAGGCGTAGGATTAACCCCAACTACAAGTTATATTTATCGAGTACGTGCCGTTCGGGGTGATAGCCTTTCACTATATAGTAATTTAGCTACAGGTTGGACGGCAATGAATTTCTCAATAGCAAGCGCAGGTAATGGTAGTGGGTTAAGTAAATTGATTGTCGAGTTAACTAGTTCAACGAGATTTACAATAAGCGGAACGGGTAAATTTTATGATGACTCTGCAGGTACTACAAATGAAAATACAGACAGAACTTACGCAGCGGGATATTATACGTTTTATGTTAAGGTCCCTAGCGGAAACGCTAACATTTCAATATTTAGCCAGAATGGATTAAAGGGGATAGATTGGGACAGCGTTGGCCTTTCTAATCCTAATTCTCCAACGGTAACCGCTAAATTATCTGAATTAAGTACTTCAATAACTTACTTTTATATACGTGGAAATAATATAGTAAGCGGAAATATAAGTGAACTTTCAACCGCAATGACTTCTTTATATTGCTTAGGACAGAACACAATATCAGGAGATATAAATCATTTCCAAACGGCACTTACAAGTATCATTTTGTATGGTAATAATACCTTAACCGGAAATATCTCCGGCCTACCCTCTACCTTACAAGTATTTGATATTGGAGGGCTTAATACCCTCTCAGGTAATATATCAAGTATTCCGTCATCTGTCTATAATTTCCAAGCCTATGGATATAATACCCTGTCAGGGAATCTTTCAGGATTGAAAACAGGGCTTATTAATTTTGGATGTACTGGGTATAATACAATTACAGGGAGTTTATCGGGAATGCCTTCTACCTGTCAGTATTTTTGGGTTGATGGAAACAACACACTATCGGGAGATATTTCAAACATTGATTCAGCATGTTACCATATTTCAATTAATGGAAATAATACTATTTCAGGCAACTTATCAGGTATTGCCTCAAAAACAGCACTTACGTATTTTTATATAGGGGGAAGTAATACAGTAACGGGTGACGTATCTTACATTCCAACGGCAATGATTCAGTTTATGCTTGAAGGAAACAATACTATTTCAGGAACATTGTCATCAATTCCTTCATCAGTACAGTTATTTGAAGCATTAGGACAAAATACCCTTTCAGGAAACATGAATGATCTCCCGGCAAATATTTACGAATTTTATGTTGCGGGAAATAGTACAATATCAGATTATACTTCCGGTCATACGTGGGGTAATAGCATGAATTATATTTATTTAAGTCCTGTTTCCGGGGGGCTATCTTCGGCAGAGGTTGATAATTTACTTATAGATCTTGCAAATTCAAACTGGACTTTAAATGGAGTACAGGGAGGGACGCTTTGGATTGCGGGAAATAATGCAGGGCGCACAAGTGCAAGTAATTCAGCCGTAGCTACCTTACTTTCAAAGAACGTTGCAGTAACAACAAATAGTGCCGGGG